TGGTGGATTCTCCGCCAGTTGTGGTGGTCTGACCCACGTTGGTTATCTTGGTGGTGTCAAAGTAATCAAGGCTGAGAGCTGCTTGGATACCAGTCGAATCAAGCACTGAAAGGTCGAGGACCATGGCATCAATTCGGATAGTGGTGAAGGCTCGAGTAGCAACATAGTTGCGAGCGATGTTTAGGGCATCTGCGTCGGTTTGGGTAAGCACTTGAGTGGTGCTGAAAGAGTGAGGGAAATAAGTAGTAATGGAATTGGTGTTGCTAACCGATTGCATGGATCCGCCAACATTGGTGATATTGGCTTGATTGATAATCAGCTTGTCATCGAAAGCAAAGACGATGTTCTTGTATGGGATACCAGTTCCGTCATTAGCAAAGGTTGTTGGGTTTTGACCAGATTTGCCATTGAGGTAGGCACGAGACTTAAAGACGGCATCCCCTTCGCCATCCATATAGAACGCACCCTGCTCGCTAAATTCTGCCATTTTTAGGGCTTGTAAGGCTGTTCTAGAGGTTCCGGGGTCGGCTTGTAGGGTAGTTTCCGTCCCGCCAGTTGCAACCTCTCTCATGCCGTTTGGCCATTGGATTTGGTCAAGAATCTTGTTAACTCTAGTTCCGGAATCCTGCCCTGCTGTTGCTCCGGTAATAGTGGTTACGTTCGCTAGGTTAAAAAGTCGGAAACCGTCAACTGCCACAATATCGACATAACCAATGTTCTGGTCTTTTGGATAGGTGTAATTGTAAGCAGTTACATAGCCAGAGAATAGGTAATGGGTAACGCCGCCATAAGGCGCAGCTACACGAATCTTACGAAGCGGTAAAAGTCTGCCGTAATAAGGGGATGAGGTGTTCTGTGGGTTCCAGTTACCGTTTGGATCAAGAATACGGATATTAGCCGTGCCTGCCTCAAACTGGTCTTGGAGCAGGTTGTAGCCGCCCTTGATTTGGATATTGGATACTTGGTTAGAAATATCAACAATTTGTGATGCTTGGTCAGCCAGTACGTCAACGCCAAGGATGCCATTCTTAGGGTCACCAATGGTAAACGGATAGCCAAAGATAGGGCCATCAGAGAAGTCAAAGGTGACAATTACGGAGAATGGATATGCCATGGTTAACTCTGTGGGATGAAGTAGCCCGGATTATTACGGCTAAGAGTGGTTTGAGTTCCGTTGCTTGACTGGTTTTGGTTAGCCAAAGTGATTCCATAAGCCATGGCTGCAGAATCTACAGTTACTTTGATTTCTTGAGTTTGGTTTTGGAAATTAGCCGCTGCCAAAGCAAATCCAACGTCGCCGCCCGCCGCGATTGAGTTGATGGTTTGTTGAGATAGAGGCGTAAACGCTGGCATAGAAGCAGCAGAACCACCAGCAGAAGTATCAAGCATTGTGCCTTTTATGGCCGCTTGGATTTTGGCAAGTTCAGCGGCTGCTTTAATGGCTGCATCCAACATATTGTCAAGAGAAGTAGTCCACGCACCAAATGGGTCTGCTGTTATATGGCCTTGTAAATCCATGACAAGACCATTGGCTTTAAGAACCTTATCCGCTAACGTCGTTGCAGCGGCGGCATTCTGGTCAAGAAGGGCTTGTTGCAATTTAAGACGATCTAAATCGGTTCCTTGAGCATTTTGCATAGCAGCAAAAATTTCAATTTGCTGAAGGTCGAGAACCTTGGACGCTTGCTTAAGAGCCAAAGCAGCCTTGTCAACCGATAGTTGAGTCTGAGAGGTAGCAAGGTTCTTTTTCTGTTGAGCGTATGACTGTTCAAGGGCTTTGGTGTTGGCTTTTAATTTTTCGGTATATGCGGCTTGCTTGCCAATATCCACAAAATTGCTGACTGCTTTGCCGATAATGGAATTCTTTAATTGATTGACCAAGAATCGACCAACTGGGTTATCCGTCAATTTCTTAAACATGCTGTCGATAAACGCAAAACCACCAGCAACCGATTGTAAGAATCCGGACATGGCGTTACCAAGCGTCGTAATCATGTCCGCAGTTTTGGATATAGATCCATTAGGACCAGATAAAGTCTCAAAGGAATTGACCAGACCTAAGCCAATAGATTCCTTCATATTGTCAAAAGCGACTTTAAGTTTATCTATCTTTCCAGCATAGGTATCGGCTGCTTGCGCTGCTTGTCCGGCAAAAATTTGGGTCAAACGGTCTTGGATTGACGCAAAGTTTTTGGACGCTAACTCTGATTTAGTAAGTCCAGCACCAAGGCGGCCTAATGCTGTGGTTTGTCCCAGATAAGCCTTGGAAAGAGCTGTAGAGACTGAACCTAGGTCCTTTCCTGTACCCGCTGAAATATCAAGGGCAAGGTTAAGTAATGTCTGGGATTTGGCAACGGATCCGGTAGCACGAGCCAAGGAAGCAAAAGCCGGACGAAGTTGGTCATCAAGGACGCCAGTAGTGGTTTCTAACTTTTGGATAAAGTCTTCTACGCCAGTTGATTGGAATCCAAGACCAAGGTTAATAAGGGTCTTGGTTAAGGCTTGGGCTGCCTTTTGGTCGGATGTAAAAGCGTCTAGGGATGCTTTGCCAAACGCGGTAACCTTCTGAACAGCAAATAAACCAATGAACGCTTTGGCGGCTTTGTTGGCTAATTGCTCAAAACTGTTTAATTGACCTTTAGCGTTATTAAGACCTTTACCGTCGAAGGCGGTAACAAAATTAATCCGGACATTCTCATTAGTGGTAGCCATTATGCTGCCTTTCCTAATCCTAAGACGAGCGTCTGGCGAGCTTTAGCAAGAGCTTTGACAATAGCATCACGAGTTTTACCTTGGTCTTCTTGTGCAGCTTTAAAAATGATACGTCCGGCCGATTTGCGGCCTTTACCATACTTGCCAAAGTTGCCCACGTTATGGTCAAGGATATTAATAAAATGAGCACCAGCATTTGGATTATTGCTTTGAGAATTTGGTGATCCGCCAGGGTATAAACGTCCAGCAGTTTCTACAATGGCTCCAGCGGCAGATTTATTAATAAGTGAATAATAACCAACAAACCCATTATTATTTTTTTGAGATTTACCAAATCGAATGGCAATGCCTTTTTTTACTTGGGAAGCATCATATTTAGGAAAAGCACGCTTGCGAGATGTACGGGATTTAGCCGTAGTGCTATCGCCTTGGAAATTGCGGAGACCCGACCCCAAAAAAGGAGGAACTAATTCACGAGCAGATTTTTGAATTGTAGCCAAAGCAACGCGAATTTCTCTATTCATTTCGTTGTAAAGGACTTTATCGTATTTAATCAATGCCGACCGTAGAAGCTTTATATCAGCGATTTCTACGGCGGGCATTTTTGATTTCCTTGTCCTGGTCATTAAGGACTTGGATCATTCCCCGAAGGAAGACCTCATCCATTTCTAGTAATTCTCTAGGCGAGATTCCCGTTCTTATCGCTAATGCAGATATGAGATAAGTTACGGAGTCTCGCTCTATGCGTTTGGGGCGTCGTCTATAACCTCAACTGACTTGAGTGTTTCTAGAAAATCTGCCCCAAACGTCTTCACGGTTTCGCCAGAACGACGGATGCACTCCCAAGCGAGCCAGTAGATATCTGACTGCTTTTGGTCTTCCATCAAGGCTTTAGCAAAGCCCTTCTTGGCATACAACTCAAACGCCCACTCGATTACTGGAGTAATCGGGAAAACCGATTCTTCTCCAGTAGCCCTTGTAATCTTTAGTGAAGCCATTTTTACTCCTTAGAAGGTACCTGTTGTTGCTACGGTGACTTGAGAATTAACAGTAAAGGTAATGTCCTGTGTGGATATATCACCGGTAGCACCGTTAATGTCTGTTGTCTTATTGACGAGAATTGTACCGCTGTATAAAGGATTATCTGTAGAAATTGTGGTTGTTGTTCCCTTAGTTTGCACCAATTTCCAAGTAGCACTTGTGCCCCATGCGCCTTGAAGTGTCTGCATAACTGAGTTAGCAGAATCATCGTTTAAGAATGAAATTGTCAAAGTTGAAGATTCTAAACCTTTTGTAAATCGATGGGAGAGATCACCCATGGCTGTGACCTCAAGCTCGTCAAATTGACGGTTAAGGGTTACAGACTTAACGTGGTCGCTGAGATCCACGGTTCCAATCTTAAAACCGACTGCGTTATTTAGAAATACTGCCATTTTTTATTCCTCGTCTTTCTTTGTTGTGGTCTTTTGAGTTTCTTTGATTTGACCGACCTTTATAAGAAAGGCGAGGTCTTCTGGAGAAAGGTCGCTCATGGTTAGCTCCAACTGGTTATTAGCGAGATAGTCATTTCTGAAACCAGCATTTCTGCTGCTCCCGCGCTGAGTACGGATGGGGTGGACACGTTGCCAATTTTAATATGTAAAGTATTGTCATTGGCGAACTTATTAAAGACACCAACGAGCATGTCCTCAATTCCATTAAGGTTTCCAAGATTGTCAAATAGTGGAACCACCATTGTTATCTTGAAATTTGCTGAGGGGCCCACGGTGTTAAAGTCATTATTAGATGGCTCCAACATTGGGTCGTCCCAAGATACATAAACTGAATTAGGCAAGAGCGTGGCAGGGATATGGTCAAATACCTGCCACGCGCTTGGGTTACTAAGAACCGCCGCTACTGTGCTACGGAGAGTCGTGACGGCGACTGTCATCCCAGCATCCCTCGAGGGTTCTTGTAAGGCGCAAGTAATCCTGAGACGCGTGTGGTAAGTGATGCTCCCATGCGATATGGGGATGGTGAAAAGTCTGGTGAGATGCCGCCGGCATTGTTGGTCTGACGTGCTTGCCAGATGTCCACGCTTAGCATCATCGCTGCCTCACGCACGCTAGCGACTGCGCCGTAATCTGATGAATCGCCAAAGGCTTCTCCGGTAACAGAGCCGTATGGGGCGATTAGATGGTAAGGATCATCAGCATGGGTTTTGGCGTACTGAACCAAAGAATAACCTTTTGGGAAGTTAAGTCCATTAAAAGGATAAAAGGTGAAGTAAGGGAAAGCTCCTGATCCTGTGGACCAAGGATATGTAGCTGTGATGGTGTAAGTACCATTATAGGTAGCTCCACATCCAGCAACCGTAATAGATTGTCCGGTGACAAACGAGCCAGAACTGCTGATTGCAAGATACGCATTGTTGGCATAGATACCAGCTCCAGTCACGGGATATTTGTTAAACCATAACTGTTTGTTGATTAAATCTGTTGCTGCTGTGATGACTTCTTGGACCGTGGCGTCATCATAAAGGCTGCCAATACCCAAATTACTTCTGAGTTCAGCGACGGTGACATACGCGGTCATTTCAGTCCTTTCTTGGGGAGAACCCCCGCCAAGGGCTACTAAGCGGGGGCCTCCGACTTATTTCAGATTAGGCTACGTTAAAACGGCGGATACCCTTGGCGTTCTTAACGACAAGTGAACCGTAACCGTAGATTGCAGTCTGAACCTGCATGTTTCCAACGTTATTTACAGAGAAGTAAGATGTTGGAGATTCGTACCATGTAACTGCATCTGGAACGATGATGAAAGCTGAGTCATCGATTGTTGTAGCTACTGCCTGGTAATCAACATAGAGATCAAGGCCGAGAACGTTACCCTTGATTGCAGTTGGATCAACGTTTCCGCCAGCGTTCATAGGAGCGATAGCGTTGTAGATTGGACGACCTGTTGAGTCAGTTGCACCCATCAAGAGTGTCCATTGTGAGATACCAGCAAGGTAATTCTTCGCGAATGAAGATGTGCCTTGGTATGCCAAAGCAGATTCTGTTGACACGAAGTCAATGATGCCTGCTGAAGAAGCTGCGTAGTTCTTGGTTCCGACTGTTCCACCAGATACGAGACCTGAAAGGATTGCGGAGTCGATTGCCTTGAGGTAAGCCAATTCCATTTGCTTAGCTAGTTCGTCATAAAAAACTGGACTAGAGCGCTCGAGGAGCTCAAGTGTGATGGTCTGTTGTCCAGCGTACTTAGAAACTGTACCTGTGATGTACTGAGTCTCCATACCTGTGTTTGATGGTGATGCTGATTCTGCAGTTACAGCCACAGTTGGAGCAACGCCTGAACCGCCACCAGCTGCAGTAACGAGAGATGGAATTTGGAAAGTCATACCAGATGTAGGAAGTGTTCCACGGCTAACAGCATCGCGAGCAGGTGCTCCGAAACGGTTGTTGACGTAGAGTTCCTTCATGTATTGGATTGGGTTGAACGCAGGGTTTGTAGAACCGATTGAGTCGGCTGCTGCTTGGACGACCTGTGGGTCTTCTGAGGCTGCGATCCACTCACGAGCTTCTGCATCGCCTTGTGAAGCCTTAATCTTGCCCTCAACGTAGCGACCCATGGAAGTGATTCCGTGGCGAACGTTTGTGGAGATGTAAGGTGTTGATGCCTTGATTGTTGGGCGTGAGGCTTCTGCCGCTACTGGAGCTGCTGCTGCCTCTGTTGTTGCGGCTGGAGTGTTTTCCACACTTGCCTCACTTTCTGTTTGGGTTTCGGATTCTTCTAATGCCTTCTCAGCCTCTTGTAGTTGCTTGAGGCCATCGACGGCAGTAGAAATTTGTTCGATAAGTACGTCTTCAGCAGTCTCGAGAGATTCCTCTGCGATATCTTCTGGATCCGTTGCTTGTGCAGCAACATCTAGGACGCGAGCATTATCAAAAGCAGGAGACTCGACAAGAGATACCTCTTGGAGTTTGGCAGCAGTCACGATAAGAGTTCCATCTTTACGTTCTTTGCTTGCGATTACTTCGACACCAACGGAAAGACCATCAATAAGTCCTTCTGATGCCATGATGAGAAAGTCAGTTCCCTTAGAAGCTGCTGACACCTTAAACGAGGCGTAGATACCGTCTGAGGCCTCTTGGTAGTTTTGCATGCGACCAATTGGGTTATTTTTTTCGTGTTGTGCTAAAAGTTTAATTTTTGAGACGGCTGGAATTTGGATTGAGCCGCGCTCGAAAATAACTGGACCAGCAGAAGTCATTCCGACCTCGCCGTTATAAGGGACAATTTTTCCGCTGATGACTCGACGGCCGGTATCGCTGGCCTCAATAACTGCACTAAAAGTTAGTGTCTTCATCTATATCTCCATCTGGGGTTAGGTCTTCCATAGCCTTGGCTTGGTTAACATCGATAAGTCCAAGAGCCAGCAACTTCTCAGTTACGGCTAGACGATCTAGTGGGTTAGCGCGTAGGAAAGTCTCATCTACGGCAAAGCGCACGACTGTATCTCTGGAGCAAATATCATCGAGAGAAAGTCTGTCCTCAATGGCAGTTAAATATGGCTGAAGGGTATAAGCCATAAATTCTTTGCGAGCGTCAAGGATATTTTGGTAAGTGTTTGACTTCATCATTTCTGCGTTGAGCATATGAGCAGGAACGTTCATTAAACGGCTGATTTGCGCTGCCATGTTTTGTATGGCGTCGTTATACATCATTTCAGCCGGGCTAAATTGTGTCGGAGTGTACTCAAGTTGATTTGTAAGGTAAGCAGTTGCCTTAGATAGACGTGCTTGCTTCCATGTGGCAAGAAGTCCTTGGATAACGTCATCTGGCAAATCTGCGCCGTTATTCTTAAGGTATCCGGAAGGTTGTGGAGTTTGTGCCGCGATTGCAGCTGCTACTTCGAGGTCTGCCGCTGCTTTAATGGTGCGAGCGCCACGGAGAAGGATTCCTTGATCTAATGCTTGGAAAGTAATGATAGAACCGACGCCGGACTCAGGGACGCGCTCGCCTTGGACCATGTAGTAATCGACTTCAGATGAATACTTGTTTAACTTGACAGTTACGCGGTCATTCTGAATCCACTCAAAACGAGCAGGGCGGTTGTCATCTGCATAAACTTCTGTGACGCGCCAGTAAGCCACGCCGAACATAATAAGAGAATCTACGGTCCATGAAATTGTTACTGCGCGAGGTGCGCGTGAATCTGGTTGACGAAGCCAGACAGGAGTTACCGCTAATTCTTCTCCGGTACGGAGTGAATACATCTCAAGAGGTATTCCCGCGATAGTTCCACAGATTAAGTTTCGGCATTGAGCTATTGCGGGAACGCTGATTGCATTTTGACGATCTATCGCCGTTGCAAAGTTGTTGTAACCGCCAAAACCATAATTGCCCCAGTATTGACCAAAAGGAGCATCGTAAACAGCAGGATTAACCTGTGCTTCGATAGTTTGACGAGATGCAGCTTCTACTGGTTTGTTTGAGAACCCCAAAGCAGACAAAATACCCATATGCTAATGATATACCATAAAACGGACAAATAGCGCAATTATTCCACCATAAATATCTTTGCGGTGCTTTGTGGTTTGGTAAGCCAATGGGCCAGCATAGCCAGCCCAATAGCCCCAGTTACGTCGCCAGCGGATTTTCGACGGATGATTCTCCAACCGGCATCGTTCTGTTTCGCAGCTGAATTATTGAGGTGTTGGACAAGTTCCGGCTGTCCAGAATGGACAAGTTTGTTATTAACAAAGCAATCGAGCAATTCGCCACATGCTTGGTAAAACTTCTGTCCGGATATGTCTTCACATATTACGCCGGATTGTTGTAATCGCTGGACAATCGATGCAGTCGCGTATTTGTCATACAATATAGTAGATGGACGATATTTAAGGACCCATTCATGTATATCCGACGCCATCTTTAGATCATCAATAGCCAAGTCCGATTTCCAGAGTTGCATAAGCCCCATACCGATTTTTCCGTCCTCCATTAGTTGACCAGCGACCAAAGCACCGGAACGACGGCTTGGGGAGACGTCAATAGCAAAGACGGTTGGATTTCCTTGAGGTAATACTAGATCTGAATTACTTGTGGCCTCAATAACACCCGGAGGCCATGGGCTAGATAGCGCATCGACCCATTGGCAGAGCAATTCGGTGCGGGTAGCTTCTACAGAGTTTGTGGCCACACTTTCTTCGAGGATTTCTTCCGTAATGGTATATCCAAGAGCAGGGTTAGCCATAGCCCAGCCGTTGCGGTCTGTAATCTTGCAATACTGCGGAGCCGAATACTCATACCAGCCGAAGGTAGAAGAAGGATAAGAGAGAGCTCGCTCGCGTAAATCGTTGAGTACCGTCGAGAACGCGTCGCCAGCGTTCGATGTAACAAGCGTCTGGGCATTGGGACGTGCTCGGGTAGTAGGGCGAGCCGCCTTCCATGCTTCCTCAGTAATTTCTCTAAGTTCGTCAATGTATAGGAGGTCAGCCGTCTTTCCACGAGATCCATCTCGCGTCGCTGCCACAATCTCGTACCGTGCGCCATTAAGAAGCTCGATAACTTCCTGACCATTGGCATATCGTATCTTCTTGACCTGACAGGCTAAGAACTCATGATCCGTAATCGTGTTAGCCACTTGGCGGAACGTATCAAGTGCCATGTTTCGGTTGGAAGACATAGCGATGACGTTCTTGGAGCCCCACAAGAACAGATGACCAAGAATGACCATACGAGCAAGGTGGGTCTTGCCATTTTGACGTGCTACCAAGATGCCGACAGTCTTTCTTCGGTAATTGCCGTCCTTATCTATTTTAAGCATGTCCTCGAGGACGTGATACTGCCATGGTAACAATGGGATGCCGATTTTTTCCGCTAGATCCGCAAGTTCGATAACTCTGCTATCGCCTTTCAGGTAAGGCGTGTGGATTCGGGGTTTGGTATGCCCGATTCCCTTTGCCCCTCGTGAGCGTGGTTTCTTTGCCTTAGTGGTCATGACGGCTCAGGCTCGTTCAGGTCCTTAAAAGGTGAGTCTGGGCGCACGCTGACCGTATTGGAGAGAGAAAGGTCAAGAAAGACAAGGGGGGTAGAAACTGACGCAG